CAGCTGACTAAGTATAGGGGCAAGATGCCCCTACTCATGGAGCTGGAGAAGTTAGCTCTGCTCAAGCAGTTGACACATCAGAGACAGGCTTATGACCTAGCTCAGAAATGGTCGGCTAAGATAATTCACAGAGCCAAGCCCAAGCGGTTGAAGACCATAGAGGACTTTGATGATTTACAGAAAGCCATTGAGATATTGAAAGACGCCTACACGTACAGAGCTCGAGAGAACTTCGAGGCGTTCCTCATAGCCATGGACTGGGACAGACCTCCCGAAGAGAGGTTCTACGAGCCCAGACAGAAAGTATTGCACCCTGTAGTGGTTAAGATGCAGGAGTTGGCAGAGGATAAAATATCTATCTTAACAGTATCTATGCCCCCTAGAGCAGGTAAAACCACTCTGGGGATTCTCTATATATTATGGAGAGCGGGTAGAAGACCCGACAAAAGCATCCTCAGTGCAGGGTATTCATCCTCACTTGTAAATTCATTCTACGATGGTTGCATCGAGTTCATAACATCACCAGAGTACCGATTCGGACACATATTCCCAGAGAGTCCTTTGATAACATCAAGTGCTAAAAACTTGACACTCGACTTGGGTTCAAAAAGAAGATACAAAACACTCACATTTAGGTCTATTGATGGTACCGTTACAGGTGCTACAGAGGCTTCCGAGTTGCTCTACTTAGATGACTTGGTCAGTGGTATTGAAGAGGCTATGAACCCTAAACGTTTGGACAGTTTGTGGTCTAAGGTATCCTCTGATATGTTGCAGAGACGTAAGAACGGTGTTCCTATGCTGGTTATCGGTACAAGATGGTCGATTTATGACCCACTAGGACGTATCGAAGAGAAGTACGCAGACAAGCCCGACGTCAGCTTCGTTAAGTTACCTGCGGTGGACAGTCAAGGCAACAGTAACATAGACTATGACTATGGCGTTGGGTTCAGTACAGAACACTACGCAGACTTAAAGAGAATGACAGATAGGGTTACTTGGGAGTGTGTTTACATGCAGAACCCTATAGAACGTGACGGTCTGTTGTTCAACAACCTAAAGAGATTCCACGAGCTACCACAGGATGAACCAGACGACATACTGTTCTTTACCGACGTAGCATTCGGTGGTGAGGACTATCTCAGTATGCCTATAGCCTATCAGTGGGGTGAGGACGTGTACATAGTCGACTGTGTGTTCATGAAAGGTGGATACAAGGAGACAGAACCTATTGTATCGGGTAAGATACAGTCACACCACGTGAGACGTGGCACATTCGAAGCAAACAATGGTGGTGATTTTTATTCAAGAGATGTCGTTAAGATGCTCAAAGATAATAATTATCACTGTAATATAAAATCAGAAAGAGCTCAAGGAAGCAACGGTAAATTGAGTCGTATCATACAACATGCACCAGCTATAAAAGAATTCTATTTCAGAGATAGTTCACTCTATAATGACGACGAAATGTACGGCGTGATGATGAATCAGTTGTTATCTTTTGTGCAGACAGGTAAAAGTTTACACGATGATGCACCAGACTCGTTAGCTGGGTTGGCTACTATGGTGAGAAAACGCACCATCTGTAAGCCTACATTCGGTAGCCGACGTGACTTTGGGTTATAGGAGATATAATGGATTCAACAGTTATTACAGCTTTTATAGTGGGTAGTTTGAGTGTTGTCGGTACTTTCATAAGTGCTAAATTTACATCTAATGTAAAAGTAGCTCGATTGGAGGTTGAGGTCGGCACCTTAAAGAATGAGGTTCGCAAGCACAACAACGTTATAGAACGTACTTATGCGTTGGAACAGAAAGTCGGTATCATCGAACATGATATTCGTAATATCGAGAACGATATAAAATAGGAGAGCATATGGCTATAAATCAACCGGTATATACAGGTAGACGACAGTTATTTACAGAGTATCTGCCAAATAAAATGAGACCTAAAAACAGTACTGCGCCTCTGTTAGACGAAGATACAATACCAGATATCATCGAGGACGTTTGGAACGACGCAATGTTGAACGGCGTTGAAACAGAGTATTTAATCAACTATTATAGAGGTCGACAGGACATTCTAGATAGAGATAAAGTTGTCAGACCAGATGTGGACAACAGAATTGTGTTCAACAACGCTATGTCTATCACCAGAGATATTGTAGGCTACACATTCGGTAAGCCAATTCGATATGTACATCGTAAAGATAGAGCTCGTGAGGGTGTATCGGAGTTAAATTTGTTGGTAGAAGCAGAAGATAAGTTCACCTCTGACCAAGAGTTGGCTACTTATTCATCTATCTGTGGTACTGCATACAGAGGTGTGTTTGCCGATGCTTACGGGGTAGAGGACGACATACCATTCAGTATAGTTACTTTAGACCCTACCACAACCTTTATTGTGTATTCAACAGAGATAGGACATCCACCTGTATTGGCTTGTACGTTCTATGAGACACCTCCTACAGAGACTCACGGTAACAAATACACCTATCTGGTTTATACTCATGACTATATTTACAGATATGAGGTGTTGGGTGGAGCATTTGGTCATTTAACGAGCAACGATTTAGTTGGAGAACCTATTGCTAATGTTTTAAGAGAGATTCCTATTGTAGAGTATCCAAATAACAGTTTCCGCATCGGTGACTGGGAAATGGCTAAGACTCTTTTAGATGCTATAAACGTAGTTGGTTCAGACTCAGTAAACGATTTAGAGCAATTTGTTAACTCTATTTTGGTTGCAGTTAACGTTGAGCTGGACGACGATGCTAAAGAGAGCATCAAGACAGATAAGATTGTTTCTCTGCTCAGTGACAAGGACGCACCAGCAGAATTAAAATATATCTCAGAACAGTTGGATGCAGGTTCTGCTCAAGAACTAAGAGAGTATTTGAACTCACAGTTGGGTATCATCGTTGGTGTACCTAATAGAGACAGTAGAACAGGTGGAGGTGCAGACACAGGGGATGCGGTTTACCTTAGAGACGGTTTCCAAGATTTAGAGATTGTTGCAAGAAACAAAGAGACATTCTTCAAACGTGCGGAACGAAACACTTTGAAACTCATATTAGCTTTATTGCAGAAACAGGGTTATGAGGACATTCCTAAAGATTTAAAAACAAAAGATATCGATATCAGATTCAGTAGAAACATGACAGATGGTATCTTAGCTAAAGCAAACGCTCTATCTATCTTGAACGGCACTCAGACAATCAGTCCAGTTGATGCATTATCGTTGGTCAACATTTCAACAGAACCAGACGACTTGGCTAGACGTGGTGAGGAATATTGGGACAACAAAAACACTCAGACTCAAGAGACAACCTCGGATAACGAGGATAGTGAGACTGATATAAATGACCCAATCTTACAACAAAAAGTGGATAGAGAATAAATATCACAGTCAAACACAGTTTTTCTTGACAAAAAGTTAAAATTTGTCAAAAAAGATTGTGTTTTTATCTTGACAAAAAACAAAAAAGTGTATATAATAAGTATATAATGATAGGGCGGAAGAGAATACCTGCGGGGGCTATCCGACGAACTAAGGAGATAATATGGAAGACGAAATTAACGAAACTAACAAAGATGGCTTAGAGAGCACAGGAGCGGACGTAGATACTTCACCTAAAGGGGGAGACAACAAGGACGCTGGAACAAAGGAAGTTGTATTTGACGAATTACCAGATGAAATAAAGAAATACATCGACCGCGAGAGAACAAGAGCTTCTAAGACGGCTAGAGAACATGCTCTGAGTGACCCTCAGTTGAGAGAAACAATTAAAACAGAGCTCGAACGTGAAGCACAGATGAGTGCCGAAGAGAAGTTGCAAGCACGTGAAAAAGAGATTATGAAAAAATCAAGTGAATTGAGTGCTCGTGAATATCTGATGAAAAACGGTAACTTATTCGGTGACAATCTAGAAAGTGCGTTAGACTTCGTAGTCACAACAGACAAAAACGAGACCTTAGCGAGGTCTGAAAAGTATGTACAGACTCTACAGAAGATGGTAGAGGTTGCTACAGACGTAAAAGTTAAGGAGCTTTTAAAAGCTCAACCAAAACCACAAAGAAGTGGTAAGACTAATAAGGCGTTTAAAGATATGTCATTTGACGAACGCTTAAAATTAAAACAAACAGACCCTAGCAGATACAATACTGAAATGCAGAAAACAAAAGCTAGGATATAAGGAGAATTATAAATGGCAAACACAGGTACTTTTGGTGGGTTCAGTTTTGATGCGGATGTTTTCGGAAGCTATATCTCAGAACCAGACCCAATCAATTCTAGATTAATTACAAGTGGTGTAGTGGTTCCCGCTCCTGCACAGGTTACAGAAGCTCTCACAGGTAAGAACAACGCAACAACTATCCCTTTCTACGTTCCTTTCGAGGGTGACGCTCTTAACTACGATGGTACAACAGACAACACACCAGTTACATTGAGCGGTAAGAAAATGTCTGCTATGGCATACAGACGTATGAAAGCATGGAAAGAACAGGACTTCACACACGAATTGACAGGTGCTAATGACTTGTCTAACGTAGCTCGAAATATCGGTAGATATCAAGCTAAACAGAATCAGAAGACTCTATTGAGTATCTTCCAAGGTTTGGAGGGTGTCAGTTCTTTCTCTGACCACGTAAATGATTTAGCTATTGATACAACAGACGATGTTGCAGAAGCTAATACTCTGACTCCAGATAGCGCTATGATTGCTATGCAGAAAGCATTAGGTGACCACTTAGATGAGTTCCAAATTTTCTTCATGCACTCCGCAGTATATTTGGACTTGGTGAGACAGGGTTTCGCTAATGATGTGACAGTTAAAGCTGGTGTACAAGAGGAAGACCCTTTCCCAAGATATTTCTTAGGTAAGCCAGTTATCATTGATGATACAATGACTTATTCTTATAACGAAACATCTGAGAAATACGAATATCACACTTATTTGTGCGGTACAGGTCTTATCATGACATG